GACATTCAACTGGGCCAGAATATAAATCTATTTGACTTAATACTTTCTTCTTCATGTAGAAGAATATATAGGATTTAAGGGTATTTGTAAAGGTGAGGATTAAAAATTGATAGAGATCAATTAAACAATGACTGGGTCCCAAGCTTTAGTAGATTCATTCCAATCATAAACTAGCCCATCATTAGGGTTAGGTGTTGGGGGTTCCCATTGTGCCGTTGTAGTATTTAAAGTCCAACTTGGATAAGGTTGTTTTGCGTGGAAAATATCATTATCTTCATCATAGTACATACCTATTCCTGCGTAGGTACCTCTTAAAGGAGTTCCGCCTGTTGAATGAATTCCACCAGCAGTATTCCAAGAAGTTTGTTTCCATAAAGGCCAGTGGTGAACTCTTTCTAAAAATTGTCTACCTATTTCTTCATCTTCAACACCATCAGCGTTTTGACAATTCTTATCGGATACAACATGAACTGCAATAACTTTACCTCTAATTCCTAATTTTGCAAAATGTGCCATAATTTATTGATATCTATATCTAATCATTACTACCCCAGAACTACCTATTCCTCCTGGACCGGATGGGCATATACACCCTCCACCGCCTCCACCACCACTATTACTTAGTGTAGCTGGTGTCGCTTCGCAATTCCCGCCAGTGCCTCCACCGCCGGCGCCACCTGCTGGTGCGTTTCCATCAGCAATATATATTCCTCCGCCTCCACCGCCTGAGAAATATCTAGTTGATGAAACTGGTCCTGGAGTTCCATAAGTTGGAGCTGTTGGACCGATAAATCCATCGAGGATCTGTGAGCCGGCTCCACCTATTCCACCATAAGTACCACTACTTGTTGTTTGACCTGAAGTCTGAGCTCCGCCGCCACCTCCACCTTGTCTGTGATTAGGGTTCGTTGTAGCTGTTGTTGCTATTCCATTTCCTCCATCTGTTCCTTGAACTGGACTAACAACAGGATAATTTCCTGTTCCACCTGGACCAGGAGTACAAGTATAGGCACCCGGATTTCCTCCGCCGCCACCTGATCCTCCATCTCCTGCGTCGTCACCTGGGCCGGTGTATTGTCCACCATCTCCACCTCCGGCAGACGTTATTGTATCAAAAGTTGAAACTCCTCCAGGAGCTTGAGCTGGGCTATCACTAATATTCCCAGGACCTCCTGCACCTACTGTAATTGAATAAGGGGATGCTGTTACTGTTATTCCTGCAGGTCCTACTAAAGGACTGCCGCAAGTATTACATGCTGAAAAATATCTGAATCCGCCTCCGCCGCCACCTCCGGAATAACTTTTTCCGCCTCCACCACCGCCAGCGACTACGAGATATTCAACCGCGTTTTGGGGAGCCGCACTTGCGAGTGAAGCCACACAAAAAGTTCCATCTCCTGTAAAAATATGTGTTTTAAAATTACCACATGTTACAACTGCATCTCCACCTGTAGCAGTAATATATGAAGCACCTGTCACATTTGCCGTTGAATCATGTATATCTTGCCAACCTTTGGTTGCATCTACATAAATCATCGTCACGGATTGAGCTTCTGTGGCTAAAGCTGCATTGTTAGAACTTCCATTAATATTAGATCCAGCTCTACATAAGGTAACATTATTAGTATCCCACGTCTCCGCATAATCTTTTAATGCAATGATATCTCCAACGCTTGGAGAAGTTGGAAGTGCGACTGTAAGTGCTCCTGATGTTGTATTAACGAAATATCCGCTTCCATTAGCTGCAGTGAATCCTGCTGTTTTTACCGTCGTACACCAGTTTACAGTCCCTGTTCGTCCTAGACCAACAGCGGTTCCATTATTTGTAATTGTTGCTCCACAATCAACGGTTAGACTTCCACCGGATAAAACTTTTATTTCTCCACTAGAGTTGACTTTTATTTTAGCCCCTGATGGAATTAAAAGATTATCACTACTATCTCCGAATGTAGTATCTGTTCCACTAACAGGAATGATTTTATTTACTTCAATTTTGTCTGCATCTACTGATACAGTATCGCCACTATCTCCTACTGTAACAGTAGTACCCGATTGTGGACTTAATTTATTTACTTTGATTTCGCTCATATGATTCCTAGTCCTCTCACCTAACTTATATTAATTTTAAATTTATGTAAATACATAATAACTGCTTTTATTTCACTTTTGCCCATTATACAATCGACAATGTTCCGGTTACAGTAATAGTTACCGGTACGCTTATAGGTCCTCCTAATACTCCATTTTCCACTGTTTGTGTAATAGATATATTAGATGACTGATTATTAATAAATCCATTAGGACCTGTCGTTCCTACAATATTTAAAATTCCGTTAATTACTCCGGACATATTACTCCTTATGAACTTATAGTGTCAATGTATGAAAAAACTACATCTAAAGATGATGCATCACTAGACACTCCATACACCACATCACCGCTTTTGACTACAACTTTAGCCCCACCCTGAATCAATTCAATGGATCCTCCTGGTGGAATATTTGCGTCTTTACAAAGATAATAGTTAGTTGCTGAATTAGTAATATACACATCCACTGTAATAGAGGTAGTAAGTATATTACAGCACCGAATACCAATTATAGCATCATAATTTCCTGCGCTTAATAACGTTGCTGGACTAGTCCCTGTTGCTGAAGCGAGTGAGTTTCTAAAATCTTGTGCCATATTTTATCCTTATTCTATATTATACTATAATGCAACAGCCATTGCTATTGCGAATCCTGCTGAAGCAGCGGTACCACTTGAAGCAGAGGTTAATCTTCCTTTAGCATCTACGGTAATAGAAGCCACAGTATATGAACCAGCACTCACGGCTGTGTTTGCTAATGTTAAAGCTCCGCCGGTTGCAATCGTTGCATCTCCCGACATGTCCTCTTCTTCGTAGCTGGTACCATCAGCGATTAAAATTTTGTTAGCGGTAACACTAGGCATTATAAATTTAGAGCCTACTGTTAAATTATTACTTGTGACCACGGACCCGGTGCCCGCTGAGTTAAGATTTAAATCTAAATTCGCATCTCCTACTGCCGCAATGATAGGAGCATTTCCAGTATCCTTATTCGTAATGTTTATATAGTTGGCTGCGCTAGCCGTCTTTGTAAACATTAAGAATTCATTACTAGAATCATCAACAATTCCTTGAGAAGTATCCATGACAATGTTGTAAGCATTCATGGTTAAAGAACCTGCTAAAGAAAGAGCTCCAGTATTATCTCCAAAGACCACGGTTCCATCCGTACTCTTCATCAAACCTTTACTTGCTGGTAATGTACAGAAAACAGATTTCGTTCCTGCGCTAAAACTTTCTAAAGCATCTCCATTAGAAGAAGTAATGGCCGTTCGCGTTAGGGTAGCGCCCGAAGCTGTAAAAACTCCATAGCCTACTTCCCATTCATTATAAGAATCGGATTCATGGAAGATACAGT